CGACCGTCAGGGTGAGTGAAAAATACCCAAGCTGGTGGTTTTCGCATATTTGACGGAGCGGCTACTGTGGCAGATCCTAGCGTGTTAACGATGGTATTATCAGCAGCTTTTGCTTTACTGAGTGACGTGATTAGTTCACGCCATAATTGACCGTCGGCACGTTCCCATTTTTTGATAGCTGATCGAAGTAAGTATAGACCGAGTGTAAATTCGCGATTCCCGAAGCTAGGGAGGCTATCACCCTGACCACGAAATTGTGCGTAATACTCGTCGTGAATCTCTTTTATTGTTGCCATTTTTGTGTTTTTCCTTTTTGCCTAGTGTTATGACTGGCGGGGTTTTGTTTTCATTTTTGATTATAGCGTCTTTTCGCGTTTGAGGGTAATTTTACCGCCTTTCGTTCCGCTACGAACTCGAGCTTTTCGAGCAACCTTTTTAACCTTTGCGGTACTGACAGGTGTATAACCACTTGCACCTGATCGCCCGAAGCTTGCAGTTTTCACACTTACATATCCATCTTTGCGACCACCGCCGCCACTACCGCGACCATACCCATAGCCGGATTTTTTACTATCGCCATCAGTGTCGGCAAATTCTGTCGCCTGTTGGTACTGTTCCCAGCCCATAGGAGGGTGTCCCTCGATCTTACGCATAGCGTTAATGACATCGAGTTGCGATTTTTCCATTGCTTCTTTTTGTGCAGCATACGCGTCGTAATTTGCCTTGAAGAATGCTTTGCTTTCCGGGCTACCGTATTCAAGCTGTTTTGACTGATAAACAAGCGGATATTGTTCAGCCCACGCCGGTACGTCATCACCCTTGCTGTAATAAAACGATTGAAGTTGATCGTCGAGAGCGTTCCACTGTTTAACACGTTCAGTTTCTTTAAATTCAGCGTCGCTAGTTGGTTCACCCTTTGCGTCGTAGTACGCGGCAATTCGAGCCTTATAATCCTTGTACCAACCCTCTTTACCCAGAGCGTTACGAAGTGCAATATCATCACCAGTAGGGGCAGATTTAAGCTGTAACACTGATTTGGCTTGATCGTCCGGCAAGTCGTAAAGCGGGTCGTATTCAGTACCCATATCTTTTTTCATTTGCTTTTTGCGATCACCAATCATCTTAAACACCTTGAGATTATCGCCGGCAATAGCTTTCCAGTACTCAGGCTGTACGTGGTTGCCATCAAGAGCACCGATATAACGGTTGTAATCGTCTGGCGAGTTTTTCTTCATATCATCAAGATATTTGTTAAACTGTCGCCCACCCTCGAGCATTTTAGTGCGACCATCTTTTTCAGCGTTCTTGTATGCTTCTGAATATACGTCAGTTAATGGACGGTTATAATCGGTTTCCTTGAAGCCCATTTGCTCGCGAGCCATATCACCCACCGCTTGAATAGGGTTTGTGCCATCGTTCATACGATCGACAAGGTTTTTACGACCCGAATATTCGCGTGCATTAGCCGTCTGATTTTTACCAAATACATACGATTTAATCTGATTATAAATATCATCAGGAGCTTCATATTGTACGCGTCCGGCAGCGTTTTCTGAGTAACCCTTTGAATTAAGGTCGTTCGCACCCATAGTGTTTTTAATTACCTGAGGAGTAAGGGTGTTGAATACCGTAGCTCCGACGCTAGAGGTTTCGTATGGATTGTAGTCAGCGTCTTTGTATTTTTCCTTGAGCTGTTCTTTTTCCACACCCTGTACAACGGCATTTATCAGCGACATAACCGTTGATACGTTCGTGAATTGCGTGGTGCGGTCGTAAAGTGATTTATCTTCTTCGGCAATACCTGAGTAGTCCTGTGAGGTCAAACCAGTAAAGTCGGTCAAACCAAAAGCCGTCATCAGTGCCGTGCCCTTTAAGCCGTTTGAAGCCAACCAGAACACAGTTTTTGCCGGAATGTTGGCATAGGCGTTTCGAGCGATACGAGCAGCCTGTGATTTATCACCAAGCACACCGGCGTCAATTTTACCAGTAAGCAATCGCCCCTCTTTTTGCATATTTCGAGCACTCCACGACATATACTGCGTGTATAGCGGGTAATCGTTGAGGAATGTTTTTGTGAATGCGTCCTGAGGCAGTGCGAGCTGTCGGTAGTCGTCAATGATCTTCGCGGTTAATGCGTCGCCACTCAAGCCCTTTTTAGCATAGTGTCGTTCAGCAGCAGTAAGGAATGAAGCAGTTTTGTAGTGCTCCACAAACTTGTATAGATTCGTCGCGTCATTGATTTTACTTGCAACATTCTTAACCGATCCACCCTCTGATACTTGTCGGATAAATGGCTCGATAGCCGGATCAATTTCACCAAGGTTATACGTCTTGATTAGCGAGTAATTAGGCTTCGCAAGCCCTACCGCCATATCGTTACCAAACACGCTTGTGAATGACGTAAGGTCAGAAAGCTCGTTGAGTGCCGATGATACGTTCAATTTACGGAATAATGCGTTAGTGGTACGGAGGGTATTTTGCACCAACTTAGCCGACAACTGCTGTTCAATACTTCCCTCGCGGGTGATTTGATTTGCAAGATCCGACACATCTTTTCGGATTTTAGGGTTCTTAATATCGAGATTTTGCAACTGCTCCATCATCTGCTGTTTTGCAGCAGTCGAGTAAGTGGCGGCAATCTTCGCGTGCATAACCTGTTCAGGCACATCAGCTTTCACTCGTTCGATTGAATCAAGCATACGTGCCACATCATCTTCTGGTAGGTTGTAGTTATTTGTGAGGCGTTCGTACACCTGTCCAAGCAGCACTTCACGATCGCCCGCCGCTTCACGTACCTGAGTACCGGCAAATGTACCAGCGTCACGATACTGATTAAGACCGATAGCGTCAGCAAGCGGTTTATCGCCCACATATACAGAATTGAGGCGTTCACCATTCGTGAAGCCTTTTGGTGTACCAATAACGTCAACCTGTTCGCGACCGAGAGTTTTACCAACTTTGCTCATTTCAGCGGCAAAATCAATAGCACCACCCTTTGAGGCAATAACCTTTTTACCAGCACCACCGAGAGTGATTTTAGTTTTTACGTTGTTCACCTTGTCTTGCAGGGCAATAATCTGTTTTGTTGCTTCGTTAATAGCTTTTGGATCAGCGTCAGGGTTGTTCTTTTCGACAGCACGTGCAATACGCTCCTCATTGAGTAGCTTCGTGTCAGCATATCGAGTAACGTATTGACCGACAACCTCTGGTGAATAGTCAATTTCATCAAGCCCGAGTGCAGCGTCACCACTTTTTCGAGATATTTCATTACCGGGTTTTGTGTCGCGGAATCCAGCTAGTAGGCTTTCGCGAGTAGGGAATGCACCCGGCACTTGGTGAGGCAAGTACAATTCACCTTGATCGCCCTGTCCAACTTCGCGGCGTCCAATAGAGGCACGACGACGGACGTAATCCATTTCAGCCTGTACACCTTGCCATAGCTGTTTCTCTTGAGGTGTAATATCAACCTCATCGAGTGATCGTGCTCCGGCTTCTTGAGCCTCTTGCACCTTGCGAGCAACAGTAGGAAAGTCCGAGCCAATAGCCTTGTATGACTGATCTATATTGTCAGCAATTTGCTTACCAAGCTGTTCGATGTCGCGGAACTTAATTTGTTGATTGCCCTTTTTGCTCTGGTAAAAGGTATCGGCAATAGTACCAAGTTGAGCTGTTGGCATTGTATCGGTATTTGCTTGCGTTTGACGTTGTGTGAAGCCGCGTGCTTCCATTTCGGCAGGAGTACGAGCAGTAACGTGATAAATATCGCCATTGTCTTGTGTGACGCCAGCAATACCGTCATTAGCGTCACCATTCGCCACGCGGTTATTATCAATATTTTGCACGGCAGCTTCATAATCAACATCGCCCGGCTTGATATATTCTTTTGTGCCATTTTTATTGTTGACGACTTGAATCACACCACGATTTTCAACTTGTGGCGTAACAGGAGCGTCAACATATTCACCAGTGTTTGCGTCAATTACTCGACCGTCATCAAGGGTGACTGTTTGGCGGGTTTGAGCCTCGCCCGGTTGCATATTGAATTCTTCGCGTTTCGCCTGTCCCTGTATTACTTCGGCATTCACCTGATCGTTTGATTTTACTCCGTAAGCCTTTTTAGCTTCGGCAGTAACGAATGCGTCCATATTACGGATATTTGTTGCGTCCTGTGATCGAACAAGGATATTTTGTGCAGCCTGTTCACCGTACCAGTTTTTTAGTCGATTATAGGTAGAATCTTGCACGCCAAAGTCAGCCGGTTTAAATTCTGGTTTTGTGGCGTTTGGATCGCGTCCAATGATTCCCGGCATTAAATCAGCAATTGATTGTGTGCTTCGTGGCTTCGTAGGAGGCTGTGTGACGTTCTGCTCGAGCGAGTTGGGTATTTGCTCATCTCGCACCGTTTGTGGCTCAGGGAGCGTCTGCTGTGGCTTCACGGCAGCTTCTTTTTCGCGGATTTGTTTTGCGGCAGTGTCTAGCTGTTCAGAAATCTCTTTTTCCATTAGCGTGCGTACTTCGGCTTCACTGATAGTGTCGAGCGTACCGTTTTCACGTAATGCACGGTTCAACTGTTCGGCAGTTTCTTTTACTCGCTTATTTGTGGCATATTTCTTTGCAAATTTACCAGTGGCTTCACCACCGATGTTCAATACACTGTCGACACCATAGTTAAGCAATACACCCTCTGGTGATAAATTACCCTTTAAAGCGTCAGCACCAGTTTGTAGCGTACCAGTAACGGCAGATTCTTTTACACCCTGTTTCATCGACTGTTTAAGAATCTCTTTCACGCCAAGCTGTGCAACTTCTTTACCACCAGTAAGGGCAGATTTTACGGCAGTACCACCACCGACATAGCTATCGACACCTTGTTGAATGATATTGCCGGCAAAATTAGCAACCTTTTCGCCACCGTTCATAAACTCAAGACCGTCATCGCCAACTTTAATTTCTTTATTCTTGTAAAGCGGCGTGATCATACCACCTTGCAGATCGCGTAATTCTTGCTCGAGGCGAGCTTTGGTAATTTCACCAGCACGATAGCGACGATCCATATCGGCGACACCAGTATCAAAAGCTTCTTGATTAGTCAGGTAGGCAGTAGTGCCCGCCGGTTTAGTGACAAGTCCGAAAGGTGCAGATACAACACCACCAAGAAAATCACCAACTTTGTTTTGGCTACTTTGGAATTTACCGCCACGTTCTTCCATTCGCTTTTTAGCAAATTCGTCCTGTTCGTCGCGTGACATCTGTGTACTCATTTTTGCAATTTCGCCACGACGGTTGTTGATCGACTGAGTAAGACCACGCACGCGAGCTTTATCAGGGTTCGGCTTCATAAGTTCAGCACGGAGGGCGTCAGCGTCAGACTTCCAGTAATTACCAACATCTTTGATACCCGCACCGGCTTTTAACGCTTGATTAGCTTGAGAAAATTCACTCGTTGGCACGCGTGCAGGAAAAGGACGCGTATCGACTACCGTACCGTCTTTATTCAATCTTTGGTTTTTAGTGGCAATAACTTGCTCGAGCTGTCGCTGTTGAGGTGTTTTAAATTCGTCCGGCATTTGCAGTTGACCGGGAGTAGCACCTGAATTGTTACCAAAAGTTCGCGGCTGATTATTTACCAGTCGCATTTTATCTTGAGGCGTGGCGTCTGGTCGACCACCATCACGCTCAAAATTAAACTCCATCGTTTTCGGCGTGGTGTTTGGATTCTTATTGGTGTTGAGCAGGGTTTGCATTCCCGCCGGACGCTGAAAACTAGGAGCAGGAGTAGCCGCCGCCTGTTGGCGACGACGTTCTTCTTCCTCTTTTTTCTTGCGAGCAATCTCACCGTCTAGTGTGTTCCAGTTTCGCCCACCATCAAAAGGGTTGAGCTGATCGTAGCCACGACGAATGTTATTGACGAAATCGTCCCATAAAGCCATATCAGCCCCTTTCTATTAAACTAAAGCTTGTCGTTCATCGTCATTTGCACGTGGGGCAGCAATCAAGTTGCCATTTTCATCACGTGCGTATTGTGGGAGTTGTGAGGTTGCAGCACCCATTGGTGATTCACCACCAACACCGAATGCAATACCCTCGTTACCGGCGATGAATGGGCTAGTGCCCTCCATACCAGCTTGATCCATCTGTGCAGCTCGTTGGTTCACTTCGTTCATACCAAGAGCCTTAACAGCACCAAGTCGTTGACCTCGCATTTTATCGACAGCGGCAAGTTGAGCGACAGCCTGATTAACAACAGCGTCGACAATACCCATATTTACCGCACCATTGACACCCTCGGCAGCAGCTTGTGCGTCAAGTGCAGCAAGCTTGTTACGGAGGTCGCCACGAATACGAGAAACTTCTGCTTCACGTTCACGATCGAATCCGGCAATACCCTCATCACGATCGCGGTTAAGTTTGACCTGAGTAGTATCGAGTTCACCGAATTTAAGAGCAGCTTCGTTATTCGCGTCACCAGCCTGTTGATTACCCATAGTAGCGTAAGCACGAGCCATAGCGTCAGCAGCACCAGAATCAGTCGCATTCATATTAGCAAGCTGTACACCGCCAGATTTAATACCTTGGCGAATACCACCGGCAATATTGCTCATCGAACGACGGAGGTTAAGTGCAGTGTTTGCTTTGCCACTGTTAATGTCATCTTGACCATTTTGAATAGTCGCGAGGAATTTTTGCACGTCATTTTGGTATTTGTTTCGTACATCAGTTGCTTGCTGTGAAGCAGCGTCACGATAGCCTGATTGACTGGTTTCAACGTTACGACGTGTCTGTTCAGCTTTTGCAGCAGTAGCAGCGGCAGCAGATGGATACCATCGACCATCAGAGCCAACAACACCTTGATTTGCAGGTTCTTGGTACGTCGGTTGATATGTTGGTTGTTGTGGCGTAGGCGTGCTTACGCCTTTTACCTGAGGGGCAGTTTTACCAATAAAAGCGTTACCAACAGGATTACGATCACCACCGCGTACAGATACGTTATCAATAATATCTGTATCTCTACCAGTAGTAAGTTGCGTCCAAGCGTTTCCGACATTGATTCCGGGGATTAAGTCGACGTTACCCCAAGGTGTCCAAGCCATAATTGTTATTTCCTTTTTTTGTTTTTTGATTTTTAATGGGTGGTTTTCTTGATTATATCACTAAACGTAAGTACCGTGTACTTGCACGCCAGCGACAGCTACAGCCGTATCGGTTGCAAGCGGTCCCGCAGTAATCGCTACACCGATACCAGCAGCGAATCGTTTACCAATTTGGCTAAATGTGAGGTTCACTTGGCTTTGTGTTTGAGTAGCAGAAGTTGCAGGAGCAACGATTGTCATAACAGGTATATCAGTTCCAACAGTCGGAGCAGTCGCTTTATTATAAAATTTCACATACGCAGGAGTGGCGGTAGGGTTTGACACGCTCACTTCAAAGAGATTTCCAGCCGTTGCCTTAACGACAGAAGCGTTTGTACTCGCAGTAGATACTATAGATAATGCAGTCCCCGGAGGAGTTGATACTGTACCGATCGTAGCCGTTCCAGCAGCCAGTGTGACAGGCGTATCGATACCGATAATACCCGATCCCATACCAGCAGCTAAGATGACAGTTGCAGCACCAGTGACCGCACCAAGAGCAATAACTCGTACAGCCGCGAATACTGATACATCGAATTGAAAAATACCTTGTGTGGCAGACGCGATATTGGCGGCAGGGTTAGCAGTTGCAATATTTGTTAATGCAGTTGCTCCACCAAGATTGATCCAGTTAGTTCCATTTAATGAAGCCTGAACAGTTAAAGCACCTGTATATGTGCCAATAACTTGAACAGTTCCGGTGTCATAATCACCTGTTAAATCGAGGCGTACAAATTCATTGATTGCCGCGATAATTCCTTGTGTGTCAGCTTTTGCCATTTTAATTTCCTTTTTATTTTTTAATTTTCTATTGTAATTATACTATCATTCGTGTATAAAACATCAATTCTTCAAGATCGATATACGCTTCTTCGCCGTTAATCGTCATTTTAAACACTCGATCCCGCTCGGCAATTTTGTTTAATTTCCAGTCAATTGTGACTTTTGCACGACCAGATTGATCGGTAAGTTCACCACGCCCCTCTTTCATCAGTTCAGTAGCACGCGGTTTGCGGCGTAAGAATCGCATATTACGAACAGGAGCACGACCCATTACAATACCGCCAGAATATCAATGTATTTAATAAGTTTTAAGTCTTTTTCCGGAGTATCAAGTACAGCGTATGGATTGATAAGAACACGCTCACCAGCTTTAAAAGGAGCGTCCACGATACTATGTTCAACAATCTCAGCAACATTGCCTTTTTCTCCCCATTTATCTTGAGGTAAATATAGACCAGTTGCAGTCTTTTTATTTCCCTGTTCTTCAATCTTAATAACAACTAAATTATGTAATGCTTTCATAACCGTCATTATAAAGCAAAACCCCCTAGCTTCATACTAGGGGTGTTGTTTTGCCTATACTACCGGGAGGTACGGTACTATTGTACTCGCTCGTCCTGATCCGTCAATGAGCCATCGCCATCTTCGTCACCAGACTGCTCGCCAGCTTCTTCGAGATCAGATTGCTCGTTCTCGAGTGCTTCTTGACCAGCGGTGTCGTCTTGAGCACCAAACTCACCAGCGGTGTCATTACCAGAAAGATCAAGACCACGACCTGTATTAAGTCGTTCTGCTTCTTCCTTAGTAGGTTCGTCCGGGTGTTGCTCAACTAGCTGATCGCGAGTTGCGACACTTTGCTGATTCCAAGCTCCGCCCTTTTTGTCGGTGTTATCAAGCTCGACAGGCTTTGCAGGAAAATCAGTGTTTGCCAGATCCTCAACGAATGGTTCGCCAGCGTGTGCTTCAAGCTTTTCAAGGCTTCGTGCAGCAGCGGTGACACTACCATTACGGCTGATAAGGTGGTAAACAGTTTCGCCCTTTACGTCGGTTACTTCTTCAATGCGGAATTCGTCTTTAGTGCCAAGCTTATCTTCCCAAGCTTTAACGACTGATTCCTGTGTAGAACTAGACATTGTATTGTTCCTTGTTTACGTTTTTTGGTTTGCCGGTTTTAGAGATCCGGCAACTCAACTACTAGCTTGCTCGTTCAAGGTCGACAAGGGCAGCAGATCGTTCAACAGTGAATCCGTAGATTGTGTGAAGAACAGACTTGATACCAATGTAGTCAACGCTATCTTCCATCTTGTAAGTAGGCTTGAGCTGGATAGCCAAGCTAATCGCAGATTTGTGGAAGAACAGGTTGTGAGTGTTAGTAGCGTCTTCAGCGACGTTGTTAGACATATAGAGGTCGAAACCGTATACGTTACTAATCGCAGATTTGTCACTAACAGCCAGACCCTTTTCACCAGTCTGATCGTAGGCAACATACTTGTTGACGCTACGGAAGTCACCCATAACCTTAGAGTGTACAACACCGGCACGTTGTGTCTGTGGTACATCGGCAAGGTCGAGTGCAAGAACAACTGAAAGCATATCAACGTCATCAGCAGTCGCACCACCGGCTACGTTAGTACCAGCACTCGCGTGCACGCTACCAAGGTCGGTGTCGATTGCACGCATAACTGCTTCTTTTTGAGCTTCGCGGTAAGATTCAGCAATCGCATAGTGCGTCTGAACTTTCACGATGTCCTCAATCAAGAATGCAAGGTACTTGTGCTTGTTGATTGTTAATTCGATCTCAGTTTCGGTGTTTGCGTCAAATGTGACAGCTACACCAGAAGCCTTGTCGCGGGCGTCGTACTTCGACATAAATGGAATGTTGCCCTTGTTGCCGCCATCAGCGAACAGGTCAGAGCGATCCATTACCAAGTCTTTGAAGTAAAGAGCACGGTAGAAAGGCTTTTCAATTTTCTTCGTCCACTTTTCAGCGATAAGCTTTGCAGCGGTTGTGACTGTAATATTAGCCATTACGAGGTTCTTCTTTCTTTTGTTTTAATTGTTTTTTGGTTTTAGCTTTAATTGCTTGAGGTGATTATATCACCAGTGTTTACGAAATGCCAAGTTCGGCGTTAATCTGACGATCTATTTCAGCTTCGTTTGCTTCTACTTCGTCAGCCGTCATCTTGGAAATATCGCCCTGTTGCAATTTGCCAAGACCGCGACGAGATGATCCACCGGGGCGAACACCCTGATGTGCACGCTGTCGTACCACGTTCTTCGTAATTTCAGCTTCGGTATCTTGATCGCTATCCATAAATACATCAACATATCCCTCCACAAATTCTTGGAAGCCAAGATCTTTGCGGCGAACAGTTGGACGTACCATAGCTTCACCTTGTGCATTTACGATTGGTAAACCATTCGCGTCACGTACAAGTACCTGTTCAAGTCCGATAGTCTTAAAGTACAAATCATTGATTGCAGCGGCTTTCTTCTCGTCAAACTTCTCTTTGTTATTTTCATCAAGAAATTCAAAGCCGGGTTTTGTATTGAGCAACTTCGCTTCGTATTCAACTTTAGTCCAAAAGTTTTGTTCTTCTGCTACTTCGCGTTGAGCCTCGGCGGTTTTAATCGCTAAAGACTGTGCATACTGTTGACGATCTTTAATCAGCTCGTCGGTGTCGTACTCACCATCTTTAATATCGAGGGGCTTGTAATCATCTTGCAGCAGCTCGCGACGACGCTTTTCATTGTCATCGGTCGGTGCAGCCGTAAGACGCTCAAGATACTGGCGTTGTCTTTCAGCTCGCCGTTCGGCACGGCTCTTTTTTTCGGTAGACTTATCACCTTTTGGCTCGGGTTTTTCTTCCTCATCGTCGTCATCTTTACCGGCGTCGATTGCCTCGGGTGGTTTCTCACCATCGGGTTTTTCTTCATCTTCGTCGTCGTCTTTGTCAGCAGGGTCATTTTTCGGAGCTGGCACGTCGATGTCATCATCGTCGTCATCTTCGCTTTCACCCGCTGGGGTTTCAACTTCGTCGTCGTCTGAATCTGCCTGATCCAAGAACTCTTTAGTTAGTGCCTTTGATTCCTCGTCGTCATCATCGTCAAGGAGTGCAGCTACAATTATTGGATCTTCACCGTCTAGTTTTGGCATTGCGTGTGTCTTTCTCGCTCCGTTCAGAGTAGGGCGTCACTCGGTTTGTTTATTTCGACTTCTAAGGAGAGTCGCTTCCATACGTTTAATATAGCATTTTTTATGAAAAAACTATATCTTCAAGGATTGGCTCGTTGTTCTCGGTGCGTACAAGACGCTTCATTGTACCGATGTTTTTACCGTGCTCGAAATTGCCGGTTTCACAAATAACGAAATTACCACGTTGAATGTATTGGCACTGGTGATTCTTGATATGGCTTGCAAGCAATTCTTCAATATCTTCGTCAGCAACACCGTGAGAGGTACGTTCAGGCGGTTTAACGCCTTTCCACTTGTAAAAATTATCCTCTTTATCAGGACGATACTCGGGTAAGTTGTGGTTCATCGTCGCTTCGAGTTTTTAATCTGATCGGCAAGTGCTTTAAATTCAGTACGAATTGTTGCAGCAGCTTCCCAGTGCGAGGCTTTTTCCTCTTGCGTCAGATTAAGGACGGCTTCACCGCCCGGCAAGTAACTTTCAAAATACGACAAACGAGCGTCGATATATTCAAGCAAGCCTTTTCGGTCAAAGCTTTCAGTAGTTTCTTCCGCCGGTTCGTCCTCGAGTTGTTCAAACTGAGGCAAGTCAACTGGCATTGGATCGTCGATTGGTGAATTTGTACGCTGTCCCATATGTTTCCTTTCAGATTATTGTATCAGTGATTCCGCACGTGCTAATGCTTGAGCAATGGCAGGGTTACGAAACTGTGGTGCTGGTTGGTTTGGTATCAATGGTTGTGCCGGTAATACAGGCTCAGGAGCTACAGGAGCAGCCGAAGCGGGCATTTGCATACTTGGGTCAACTGGTGGCTGTTCGCCGCCTAGAGCAGCCTCAGCAGCAGCGAGATCGGCGTCATCGGCAACTTCACCACTACCCTCGCCGTCAACTGGTGTTTCTGGTTCAGGTGGCAATGGTGCTTGCGTAAACATTTTGTCCATACCTTTAATGTCGGCAAGGTGTCCGTACTGCTTAAAGATGTAATCGTAGTCCGGCATTTTACCAGTGGCTTCACGGTATTCAGCGAGTGCATTCGGCATTTTGCCAACGAAATCAAGGAAGTCAAGAATCGCTTTAAGCTGTTGCTCTTTTGTCTTTTTTGCAGTAGATCCGGCTTCAAGTTGGAATCGGTACTCAAGACCGCGTAGTTTAGTCGGGTCGATTGTAAGTCGTATCTGATTACCGCTATTGCTCATTCGCCATTTAAGCAGCTTGGTAGCAGTGGTGACGCGGAAAATATCTGAAAGGTCGGTGTGACCATTTTCGATAATTTCTTCAATCTCATTCGCAAACAAGTCGACAGGGATTTTATTCGGAATAATCAGAATCAGGCTCATCATACCGTCGATAAGTTGTGCCATTGCTTCTTCGAGTAAGTCGCGATCTTGTCCATCGCGGGTATCTTCACGCTCGCCAATCATCGAAAGTGCTTGAGGGGTTTTACCCATACCCGGATCCATTGAGTTTTCGGCATTAGCTCGAGTATCGGTAGTGCCGGCAATAGATTGAATCGCACCCTTTGCCATACCCTTTGCGGCTTGATAGGTTGAAAGTCCAGCGGTTGACCCCTCGTATTTGCGGATAGAGTTCGGGATAATTTCCTCCCATACCGTACCAGCTTCGCCCGGACGCACCGTGTGACGTACAACACCTTGAGCGTTGACGATCGTTGGCGGGAACAGGTTAATCTTAATACCTTGGAAGTAGAAATTATCCAGTCCATCGTTTGCGAATTGCATTGGCATTGATCGTTGGAAGTCACCAATACCATAGAAGCTATCAAATGTTGGAATACACGGTTTAATAACAAACGGAATACGACCGTTTTTGTGCGGGTTCTTAATTGAGCGAATAACAGTGTAGCCAAACTCAGGTAGGAATGTCACCCATCGACCATTTTCACCACTTTCATATCGAGTGACGACTTGCACCTGTCGTGCAGACTGTCGGTTCACATTACGACCAAGAAGCGTATCACGCTTTTCGTCCGGCTCTTTAAGTGCATTTTTAATCTGTTCTTGCAGTGCTTTAATCTTTTCAGTTTTCCAGCCACCACTTTCATCTTCCTCAAGCAGATCATCAAACCACGTTGGCGACTTGTAAGCAATCGCGTGCACGTAGTCCATTTCTTCTACAGTGATAAAGCCATTTTGCGGGATAAAGTTACGAGGATTCCATAACCAGCAATCCGGTCCGAAGTAACCGCTTGGCGATAGATTGAGGTCATAATACATCGGCATATAGCCGTACTCACTCGATCCGTACTGCCACATATACATTTTTGTTTTGAACGGTCGTTGTGCATTTGCGTTAGGGTAGATCCACTTGGTACGAAGAATATCCATAAACAACGCCTTGCCATAGTCCTTTTTACCAAAAGCGAGCATTTCACCCTCTGGTAATTTACCGGCAACGCGAGCAGCACGCTCGAGGTAAATAGTTGCAGTGGCACTATCGGTCAAGCCGTTTTTTGTTTCACGGCTTTTCTGGTCATAGGTCTTACCCATATGCATTGCTTCAAACGCGTCGAAGTTTTCAATGGCGGTATCGTGAGCACTTAAATCTTCATCAAAATCACGCTTGTAAAATTTGCCCTCGTCGTCGAGAGTAACCTTATCACGTGCTGTTGTCGGCGTCGTATCAGTTGGTTGAGGCATTTATTTTTATTCCTTTTTCTTTTTATAATAGTCCAAAATCGTTGAATTTGACACTAGACGTAATCGGCTTCTCGTCTTTCTTCTGTCCGTATTTTAACCATAAAGCAAGGTAACGTAAACCGTCAGGGTGGTCGTCGTCTTTTTTGATTGGCAATTCTGATGTCGGTCGATCCGGCTTGCTTTCCTTGTATTTGTAGTTTTCCATCTGATAAATCGTATTCTGGCAATTCTCAGTAAAGTAAATATCTGGCTCGGGTATACCCACCAACTTAATTTTTGGCACAAGCTTCTGTGCAAGTAGGATAATACCTGAAACGATTGAAGAAGTACCGCCATTACCCGCAGATCCACCGCCACGCTTTACCGCACCAACAACCGGCAAGTTTTCCTGTCGCACCATCTCGATCAAGTCTGGTCGTGCTGAATCGGCAATCACCAATGTTATACGACGTGTACCAACCTTTTCGCGGATCATTCGAGCACAATCTTTAATTGATATTTCAGTGCCGTGAATCTCATCAATCACCCACCACGTGCCCTGATTATCGATCACAATGATATTGATAGCCGTCGGGTGTCCCTCCACCCAACCAAAGTCCCACGTAACGTAGCACGTGCCACCCTCGGGTATTCGCGGATCATTTGCAGATACGACGTGAATCTTGCGATCGAACTTAGGAAATACCGACCCCTGTGCAGTACGGAATTGCAGCTCAACCTCTTGCATAAATATATCGAGTTGGTCGCGGGCTTTAGCTTCGGCAAGCTCTCGCTCGTACCATTCTTTTGTAACCAGCGGATTATCTCGCCACGTCGCCTCAAGGTAAAACCAGTCTTTTGCAGTTTTTGAATATTGCAGCAGATTGTACCAGTGATTATAGCCTTTTGCCGTACCCATAAATACAGCCCACCCATCAGTAGTAGTGAAGAAGAACTTATACACTGCTTCCCACGCGTTCGGGTCTTGATCCTGATACTCGTCGAATACAATACCATCAGCTTTACGACCACGATGGTCGTCGGCATAGTCTGATCCTAGCAATTGAATTGTAGAGCGGGGCTTGCTCGTATCGTGCTTAACGGCGATCCACCCCTTGCCCGGAATGTAAATCGGCATTTTGATGTAATTGAATGTGATCGTCAAATCAGTCGAGTTAGTATCGTAAATCAACTCCTTTGGAATCATATGCAAGTATTGTCGCCACATAACGTCTTTGGCGTGCTTGTGAGTACCGAATACGATGAAATACTGCCCTTGTTTAATACACGCCGCCATCTCAAGGTGTTTTACCGACCACATCGACTTACCGACCTGTCGCCCCCAAAATAGCGTGCCACGTTTGTAATCATCGACAAGAAAGGCACGGTGTGCCATTGCTTGCTTTTCGTGAGGTTTATAAGCATTTTCCAGTGCAGGATCAGGCTTAGTGTTTACCACGTTATAGGGGGCGGCAGTGTCGGTCATAGCTTATTATCGTCGGACTGATTGCAGAATTGTGTTTGCTTTTGAATCAGCAGCGGATTCACCAATGACTTTTTCTGTGTCATAGACTTCGACTGCCTTTCCATCAATTACCATTTCAGTTTTTCGGTTCGCGTGTTCTTCCGGCTTTGCAGGGATAAAGATAGGGATCAACCAGTCACGAATACGGTGGTAGCGAATTTCGTCCATCATCTCTTTAGTGTCAGAGAAGTTTTCGAGTAGCCCCATACGATCAGCGATAATCTGTGCCACAAATTCATCTTCGTGAAGCATAGTACGGCTAATAAGTGCAGCACGACCAGTATCAACGTCATTGTCGTCAAACAGGCGTCGGAATAGTCGAACGGTGAAGCGTGGCTCGGCATATGTCACGCCGTCCTTGGTGTACTGTTCACCCTCAACGTCCCACGTAAAGATATAGTTTTCACGGAGGTTGTGACGCTTCAAGCGTGGGTCATCATATAGGCGTGGTGTTGGATCAGGATAATCAGCCTTTGAAAGCGAGTGCTTAACAATTCGCCCCTGAATACCACCCTGTGCAGAAATGTGTACACCGTTGCCATTAAAGCCTTGCGGTTGCATACTGGCTTTTTCAGCAAGCACTTGCTCAATGTCGACAGATCGACCCTGATTCATCTTGAGTGCTTCGATAAGATCACGTTGCAATGCAATAATAATTTTATCTTTATCTTCTTCGCTGGCTTGCGAGAATGGTGACGGTTCTGGCGTTGGTACGACAGGCGGGGTAGATTCCGGCTGTGGCACTACTGGTGTTTCTGTTTTTGCCGCTTCGATTTTTGCTTTGCGAGCTTCTTGAGCTTTTTTAGTTGCGGCGATTTGAGCTTCGGTGCGAGGTTTCTTTGCACCAGATTTCTTTTTTGGCATTTATTTTTTCCCTCTTGTTTAATAATTGCGAATTTTTATTTGAAGGATTTTTGTGTTTAATCGTATTGTATAGCATAAACAAATAGCCGCCAAATGGCGACTAGATGTTTTGGTGGTTATCCCGCTCCCCCGCGTACCATTGCGTCTGACACTTCGACGTTTCCGGCATTGTAGGCATAGACTTTTTTAAGAGTACGCTCGTGCAATTGTTTGTCATTGAAGCGACCGGCGACGACATTTCCAATTTCTTTTTTGTACTTGTCGCGTTTTTTTAGCGGGACTGTTTTTAGCATTTTCTCGAATCGTTGACGGCGTAATTCACGCTGTTCAATTTCCTCGAAAATCATAGCGTCCTCGGGTTTAACTTCAAACTTTCCCATTTTGGCGGTACTCCTTTTTGAGTTGCTTCAATAGTTTTTTATTGACTGTTTTTTCTTTCGGGTTGATTGTGGCACGTTTTCGCAGTGCTCGTGATACTCGTCCGTTCATTATCCTTTTGCTCCCATCAGTTGCATTAGTTCTTCTTGCGATAGTTTTTTATCAATGATTGATCCACCGACAGTGATTGCGAGTGCAGCAGCGGCAAATGCGTTGCGTATCACCTCTTTAGTAATAATCGCAGGATCGACAATACCAACTTCCAACAGATTGACCTCTATATCATTGTTGACATCATAGCCAAGCCCCGGCAAGTATTGCAGTTTACCGGCGTCACCACCTGAGTTTTCAATCAAAGTAGCTTCGGGCATTAACAATGCTTCTTTTACGGCTTCATTGAAATTACTATCTTTTAGTGTAAATGCTACCTCGCGTAGTGTACAACCAGCACCGGCAACGATTCCACCTTTCATAGCAGCGTGAATCGCACCAATAGCGTCATCGACACGATCCTTGCGTTCGTTGGCGTCGCTGTCGTTGATACCGCCCACCTTGATTACACCGACACCATTCGTGAGTGCAGCAAGTCGTTGAGCGTATTTCGCCTTGGTAACGTCGTCAGATTCTTTTTTATCCAACCCTTTAATGAGCTTAATGCGTTCAGCAGTGTCACCACCCGCGTCAGCCATAATGAGCGTATCGTGAGCTTTCACCACTACTCGCTTTGCACGACCGAAGTTATTTGCAACTAGATATTCTTCCCAACCGTCGATAGAGGTATCAATCACGCCGCCGCCAGTAAGAGAAGCCATATCAAGCAATCGCTCGCGAATATCATCAGTGCCCGGAGCTTTCACCACCGTCGCCTTAATAACTTGCTTCACGTTGTTGTACACCACCATATCAAGCGGTTCTTCTTCGATACGCTCGACGACAAACAAAATTTCACGGAATCCAGCTTGTGCCACGCCCTCAAATAGTGAAGCCATCTGCTCGACGCGAGTAATATCGCCGGCAACGTATACGATAGCGGGATCGTTCAGCACGGCAGATCGCGTGCTTTTTTCAGTAATCATATACGGCGAGAGGAATCCACTATCAAAAGTATAGCCCTCAGCCACCGAGCCGGTCGTCTTTTGCAAGTTCGACTGTTCGACAGATATAAGCGAATCAACACCCGCCTCGATCATCACCTCTGTAATAACCTTGGCAAGTTCTTCGTCACCACCGACTGAAATGAGTGCAACATCGTATAATGCTTGCTTTGTTTTACTAATCGGCTTCGCAAGTTTGTCGACTTCCGCGATTAGCGGTTCAACCATTGCCTCGAGCTTTCGCTTGAGTTGCATAGGGTTTTCACCCTTGTCGATTAGCTTATTGAGTTCGACGATCAGATTATATCCGAGCACTGTGACAGAGGTAGTACCGTCGCCAATTTCTTCCATCTTGAGTGCAGCGTCACGGAGTAGATCCACACCAACTGATCGCGGGTCATCACCAAGTTGTACGGCTTTTGCCACCGACACACCATCGTGAGTAACTTTAAATTCACCAAACTTATTTTTTACGAGGACGTTTCGCCCTTTCGGTCCGAGTGTACTTTTAACGATCTCATAGAGAATCTTCGCACCCTCAGTGACATTGGTTCGTGTTTCGTCGTTGGTATAAATCATTCTTGCTCCTTATTGATCTTACGCAGTAACAGGTGTAATGATACGCGGCGATAGATTGCACGCACACCCCAAGCGGTTAGTATTGCTGTGAATGTTCCGAGGAATGCAGCACTAAACCAGTACAGCAGCCACACCGTCCATAGTGCATTTTGTAAATCATTCATTAAAATTCTTTCGCAATCTCTGCTTCAAGCGGTTTCACGCTATCTTGCAAGTAACGGTAATATACTTGTTTCGCGGTGGTGACACCGGCACGCTTCGGGACGATAATACTCGCACCCACACTCCAGCGACGGATCATCTCAACCTGTAATATGGTCAGTGTGATTCCCATCTGCTCCTTTGCAAATACCTCGATCTTTGTCATAGACTGTCTACCCCCGGCATTTCGTTCGCTTGCGAATCCGAATTATTTTTTTTGGCGGGGGCGGTCTTTACATCAGCAGCAGGAAACGTATCACCGTAATTCTTTTTGCTCATAAGTATAAAATCTTCCCCATATCGCTCGATATACACCGGCTCGCCACGTTCAGCTTCATCGAAAGCCTTACGAGTATTCTTGCGAAACTCGCTTAAATTATACTCAGCCATTATTTCTTCTTGACCTCACGCACCGTGATACGGTTGATTTCAAGCTCAGGCGATACATTTGAAAGCCACGCCAATAAAGCATTAAGCTTTAGTTTCTTCCACCCTGACCAAGTAACATCGATCTCGATAACTTGTTTTGTTGCCATACTACCCTCCTTTTTAAACTGATTATGTACAAATTGTACACGTTGTACACATTGTACACAATGTACAAATCGTACAAAACGTACAGATTGTACAAATTGTACATATTGTACAGACACATCGAGCGTTGCTCTCTGTACAGATGGTACACCCCCTTGAAAATTCCTAGTGTATGTGTGGCTAGTAGTACCTTACGGCATATTATCATATATATATAGCTACAGATGGGACCCGGAGAACAGAGGTGGGGAGGGGGGTATTTGCCTTTTATGGTGTGTGTATTTTTGGCTCTATATCACAGGACGCATAAAGATATACAGGTAACGGGATATAATGCCGTGATTTCCGGCACTTATACCAATTCACTAGCCTATAAATATATCACCAGACGTTTAATCATCTAGCTGTGCAAGCACTTCGGCTGGTATCTCACCACCTTGACCACCTGACAAATCATAGACAACAGATACGTGCTCGCTTTTAATAGTTTGTGTCTGAACCGCCTTGCCGTCGGCTTGCTCAACAGAGAAGATGGCAGCCTGTAACGCGTTGTGCTCTTTTCCCTCTTTAATAATTTGCTGTATACGCTGTGCACCAAGTGTAGCATTTGCCTCCATAATAGCTTTACGATTGTCAATTTCGGCTTTTATATTATCATTTCTTAGCATTCTATATCCTTTCACTGCTATATAACCCGGTGACCACTTCTGCGAATCGTCCGGGAACGCAAGCCGTATAGCCTTACTACTGTTATTATACCGAGCGAACGCAATTGCGAACCGTTGCTGTGCTGGTGTTAATGGCTTATAGTCCTTTATATTCATAGCTTTACTATACTTCTATATACATTTAAGAAGCAATAACAGGGAAGAATAGACAAAACATCGCCCCCGAACTCGCCGGACATTTTGCAACGATCGAGCGAACGCCCGCGAATTGTAAAGAATTGTAATAATTATGCACAAAAATCCTTGACAAAACTAATCGCGTTTGCTATTATAGAGGTAGATAAATCACTGAAAGGAACTATCTAAAATGACAATTATGCAAAAATACGTCGCAATCAATGGCTCTAAAGTATGGAGGCAGATGGGCAACCATCTTTTCGTAATCAACGCCGATCTATGCACAGTATATGAGGGTGTAAGCTATGATCGATTCGCGATGGATACAGTAAAAGAAACAGGAAAAACTTATATTGTCACTAAAGACGATACGTGGAACACGCTTGCAGATCGTTTTTTTGGTACACCTGTAGCCCCAAACTTTAAAAAGGCGGTGGCATAAGCCCCGCCCGATCACTATGATTTACAAAACTGTTACTTACGAAGAACCGAAGCACCCTATTGGCACTACATTTGAATGGGTACGCAGTCGCAAGGTAAAGCACCAAGCGACAGTAGTGGGCTATCATATCGAACACAATACTGATACAGAACGGACCGAAGTACAATACCGGATCAGTTATGACATCGGAGTGCAGATGATGGTGGCAACAGTCGCACGCTCTACCGTTGATATGGGCGTTATGAAAGACTTAAAGAAATGAAAACAATCGCATACATCGCCGCCGCAGTCGTTGGAACTGTAGCGGCGACAATAGCCGTCCATTGCATTGTATACGCCATTTTAAGCAGTGCACCACAAGAGAATGCAATGCGGACACTCAACACCGTTGAAGATATATGCGACTACTCTCGCAGCGTTGTATCTGGTGAATGGGAAGAAGCGTGCGGAATGGCACAAGACACCGCCGGAGTTGAATATATTTGCTCATCATTCGATCCATCAGCCGATTGTTACGTTAAAGATAAAAGGGGGGAATTATGACAGCACACGACGCACCAAAGGGCATTTTACGAAAGCCAATGCGTAAACAGCTACGCAAGCGAAAAGTCATCAAGCAAAGTTACAGGCGAAAATAGTAGAATACTATTGACAAATTATAACGCTTATGCTATACTAAAGTAGTAAAGTTAACTGAAAGGAACTTACCAAAATGGCACAAGAACTATTGAAAGCAGAAGAAATCGGAACGCTCAAGCGTCCAAAAACACCAACAAAAAAGAAAGAAGTATCAATGAAAAAGCCAATCATTTGGACAGTAGTAATCACATTATCGATCGTCGCAGCATTTATCGGAACATTTATTGCCGGTATGAACTACGCGAACAGTTTACACGCCGAGCGTGAAGCAGCAGTGAAAGCGGTCACAAGTTTAAAAGCTCAAGCACCACAGAACCAGTAAAGAAACAACCAGAGGAGGCGAAGCCGGAAACGGTGACGCCTCCTGTTGCGGTGGTGGC